TTACACCCCATTAGGTAAAATTGGATTAGTAGCTAAAAGTTGCAATAGTTGTGTCACCACCTATACCATTGTCAAGATCTGTCTCCGCCGAAAGATCCCGTGTAATCTTTGTGAGCTTACCACCGCATGCTGATACCAACTCAACAAAAATGTCATATGAGTAAATTCTTTCGTTATCAACATTGTATGGTGTAATACTTATACCTCTTGTTCCTTTTGTAACAGTTGAACTCCACGGATAGCTGTTTGTACCACCAAATATATTAAGCGTACCCAAACCCAAATCTATAGTGGGACTACTTTCATCTCCCGTGCCACCTTGAACTTCAACTATCATTGTACTCACATCTTTTACAGTTGAACTATCAGTTCTTCTCAGAATTGCTGTAATTTTAGCACAGAATGCACCATTTCCAAATATAAGTTGAACATCTTTAGCCAAACCTTCACCAACACTAAATGTTTGTGAATATCTCTTGCACGCAACCTGATCATCATTTGTAATCATCCCACCTCTCACGTGAAGATTTGTTTCAGCGGGTGCGCCACCAAGATTGATACCAATTTCATTACCCAATTCAAATTCACCTGAAAAGTTGATATCACCTGTAATGTCTAAATTACCGTCAATAAATACGTGAGTGCTTTTGGGGCTAATATGAACATTACCGGTATTTGAAGCGTAAATATTTGACAAACCAGCATTTGTAACAAACTCAACAATCGCATTACTTGTTCCAGTTGTTTCTATTTTTTGCTTCGTGTTGTACAGGTGGAAACCTTCAGTTGGTGTTGTTGTACCTATACCAACATTACTGTGAGTACTTGATTTCAATATTGTAATGGCATCCGTTTCACTATCACCGTACTCACCACCAAATATAAGTCCAGCTCTTGAATTAGTTACATCTTTGAAACCCCGAATGTAACCACCATATCCACTACCCTTGTGGATGACAATACCTGTCTTTGATGTACCTGATCCAGCTGCAGCGCTTTCAATACGGAGAACATCCCGATCCACAGTTTGACCTGCATAAACATGTAGATTTGAAGATGGCGAATCTGTACCAATACCCAATTGACCATCATTCTTCAAACGCATTCGCTCTACATCATCCACTTGGAACACAAAATCTCTATTTGCGGAGAGACTGTTTAAGATATTATTTGTATCGGCATCACTTGATTTAATTTCCATACCACCAGTTGAAAATGATTGTTCTTTTGGTATTTCTATAATACCATTTACATACAGTTTTGTACCGGTCGCTGGCGCGTCGTCATTTTCAGTAGCAACTAACACACGTTCATTACCCGTAACATATAGTACAGGTGTTGTACTAAATAGTTCGCTTACCCCTGTATCCGCGATTATGTTATCCAAATCATCCTGATCAAGTGCAGCTGTGCCATCATATACCTGAAACCTATGTTCCGCAGCTACGTGTCTAATTCTATCCGGACCAGCACCCGCCGCTCTTGATACACCGTCATTACCTTTAAATATAAACAGTTCTGATGTAGCATCACCTTCTCCACCGTACTGTTGCTCCAACATGAAAGTGTGGTGTCTTAAATCACCTTCGTCATCTGTTACACCACCAAATGAAAGTTCATTACCAACTCGCAGATCACCATTAATTGTAAATTTGGCTTTGGTAATATCTGTTCCTATACCAACATTACTTGAGACGCCATCAATAAATACAGCAGTGTGTAAAACATTTGATACCGCATAGACATTATTTGTAATTCTAAAGTCGCGATCACCAGTTCTATCGGTCATACCAGCTGACCAACCCTGGTTTGCGTCATCGGTAAATACAATAAATGCATCCGATTTATTTGCACCAGATTTGACAGTTATGATAGAATCTTGTGCTTCCGAAGCACTTGGATTATACACAACTAAACCGTTACCACTTGGATTTGCTTTACCGGATGATTTTACTTCTAATGGTGCAGTTGGATCAGTTTTACCTATACCAACACGACCATCACTTCTCAGTGACATAATCTCAACGTCATCATAGCTATCATGTGCCAATTTTATGTCCATTCTAGTTCTGGAGGCTCCAGCTTCCCATCTATCAAGAGCAAATAGTGCCTTGGCACCAAACCCAGATGCGGCTTCGCGAGCCAAAATCATAGTAGATTGAGGATCGTCTATACCAGAAATCGCATTTTGATTTGTAACAACAAGGGGTGTTGTTGTGTGATCATACCCAGCATTACTTGAAGCACCAACTTGTCTATTCACATAGACAGTGGCACCCGAAGTATTTAAACGACCATGTGGTGTTGTGACACCTATACCCACACCACCATTGTCAGAAATAACCATCTTTGGAGTACCCATAGTACCCGTAGATGTGACACCAAATTTCATACCTTTACCCACTCCAACGTGAGATTCCAAGAAGGTGTCCGCTTGATCATTTGGATTTACTCTCAATTGCATAGAAGTTTGGTTTGTTACACCAAATGTATTACCAAGTGTAAGGGTATTTGCAAAGTTAATACGAACCGGTGCAGCAATTGTAACAGTGTCACTTGGAGCTGTATTATTAAAACCAAACTTACCTGTTGATGTTATGCGTAACCTTTCAGTATTTCTAGTCTTGAACCTAATTTGTTGATTTTCGGCAATTTCTGAAGCCGATTCAATTTCGATAGCACTCACATTTGAAGCTACGGTACCAGATTTCAAAATGAGAGCATTGGACTCATCATTTGTAGCACTTGAATCATTTGCGTGAATAATAAGTTGCCCCGAAGATTTGATATTGTATGTACTATCATCTGTTGTCACACCCGGACCACCAATGCGAAGATCGCCGGTTATCCGAGCAAAGTCGGTGAGAACATTTGATGAATATGTATTACCATAGACGTACCATGTGTTACCATCGTAGAGATTACATGTTACTTGTGCAGGGGTACCAATATTAAGAGTATCCGCGGGTGTTGTGTTCGCAATACCAGAAAGCCATCCATCTGCACCAGTGGTTCTAATACCCTTTGATTGAATGTTACCCGCAATTGAAATCACGGATGCGCTTGGATCTACAATACCCAAAGGATTCACTGTGACCGCAGTACCTACTTGAAGACCGAGGGGACCAATCTTGAGACCTTTGGTGTATGTAAAGCCATCAACTTCCAATACATTTGACGTAGCTGGTCTCGAGGTATCCACAAAGAACTTGTTACCCACACAGAGATCGTGAGTTGGTGAAATGTTAGAAGCACCAATATTTGAAGATGTATAGATGTCACCATAGACACGAAGATTTGCAGTTTCGGAAGTTTTAACTGTAAATGATGTCGTAGTTTCGGCGTCATCATCCGTTCTAAATATTGCCATCTCACTGTGTGGGTTGTCACCGGGTATGAACGCTATAGCTACATTCGAAACTCCTGTATCTTGGTGCATAAGAATACCAGTTTCAGCCGAACCCTCATTTCCGTCACCCATAAGAATAATGGAGTCTGCGACAATAAGATTTTCTTGTTTAGTGTATGTGGCTGTATCTGATACAGATATATTACCTGTGACTTCAACATTACCAAAAATTCGGAGATGAGCAATCGTACCATCTGGTCCATCTGGTGGTTGAATAGTAACATTACCCGATATTATAGCAACATTTGCACCTTCATTGAAAAGTAAAACATTAGAACCAACACTAAGATTTGAAGTTGTAATAAGATTAGTTGTTTTTGTCGTACCCACAACACTAATTACATTTGATGCAAGACGATCTATAACAATGTTTGATCCAGGGACCATTAATTTGTCATTGACGATAACATTTGTAGAAACTGTATTACCACTCACAGTCATTAAATCTTTACCCGTCAAGTCAATTGAAACTTTTGTTGTTTCACCACTGTTTACTTGAAAAGCTTTTGTTGGATTCGTTGTACCAATAGCAAACTGGTCTTCAATAAAAAAACGGGAGGCTCTACCACGTTCTTTTAGGTCAAAAACAATCGTATCGTCTTTATCCATAAAAAGGGCATTTCCCAACGAAAATTCTTTAGTTGGAGTTGTATTTGCGAGACCTATGCGGTTAACTACAACCTCATCGACATCAATTTCACTAGTTAAGATACTCTTTATTCCTGTAAGAGTTTCTTGTTCAACGGGTTCTGCATCTAAATTTGCCACGTAAATTTGATCGAACCTGGCAGTTCTACCCATTTATACTTTAGTTTCCGAATAAAATTCCAGCCAAACCATCCTTGATCCTGAGGACATTATAGTTTAATGCGATAACAGATATTTCATTATCGAGAGCCCTAAGAATACCCTTCTCGGCACCCCTGACTGTAAGCTTGGCGTTATCAAGTCTGCTGAAATTACAGCTCCCAGATGGATTATAGTCTGATGCATTTAGACCAAAGTGGTACGCAAAGTATCTTGTATGGAATAAATCTTCTGTATCTACACGGAAATCTGAAATACCGTAATTTGACTTGTAATAATTCTGGACTGTGTGGAAATAAGTTGGTGTCATGTTTTCCAAAAGGGGTGTTCCATTAATTTGTATGTCAGCATTTTTAAATGTAAAACGATCTTTTGTTGGATCTACGTGCTTTGCGGTCATGCCAAAAAACAGGGACTTTACTGGATGATTTAATGAACTCAAGTCAAAATCGTTATAACCACCACTCTCTATTAGGTTATCATAAACATTTGAAAGTGGATATTCTATCTTCTGTGTTTGGGTGATTACAAAATCCATTTGTCTCTTTACAAGGGATTCCCTCTCTTCTTTGTCAAGATATATGTAGTTTCCATATACATTGATTCGTCTAATTGATTCTGTGTGGTCTGCTACACTATTTTCGTCAAAGTTTACTCTCACTTCAACCTGATGATGTGCAAGTGAAATTAGTGGTAAAAACGCCCTGTGATCACAAAAGAAAAAATGAAGTGGTTGAAAGTTTTTGTGTGACAAGTTTGTTTTATTTGTAAGTTCTTGGGACTTTGTGTAACTGTCGGCTAAATAATTTGGCCATATGTCTGCGTAGTAGTCATAGTGTTGGGAATCAATTTTTTGACCACCAATATAAAGATCAATTGTTGAATTGAAAAGGAGATTTGAAGAAACATTCGATTGTCTGTCAACACCCTCAAACCACAAACAGTTTATCAAGTCACCAAGGACTGGAACTGTAAAATGTGGATCTTTGTCACTAATAGTCTTAATAAGTTTTGGGGCTTGTGAAAAATTCGTGTGACGGGTAAATTTCATACGAAAAAATGAATGACCTTCTTCACTATTAAGATAAATGTCTTGTGCGCCTTTGGACACGAGTTGAATTAATGCACCAGACATTTATTTAATATTCAGATTATAAAAACAGACACTTTCCCTGAGGGAACTCAGACTTCTTCTCTTCCGCAACCTTACCATGTATTTTGAAACCACCTTGGCGATACACTTTCATTCTCTTGTAGAACATAGCTGTAAAGAGTGACCATGGGTCATGAATGTCATAGATGTGTGGATTGTTCTTTTTACCCTTTGTCTCTCTCATGATACGACCAATACTCTGAGTTA